ATCATGATCAGCATAACATGTACAATATTACAAAGTTATTTTTTGAAAAGAAAATTGATTTAAATGATAAAATTTTATATGGGATGTTAGATTTATATACATTGCCTACAATGATTCATGAAAATATGTTAGATTACATAGAACCTCGAAATTTATTAAATGCTTATGAAGGGATATGTAATGGTGAAATTATGAATACAAAGCTATTTAAAAGTTTTAGATGGGAATTATCTCCGATCATTGTATGTTTGTCTATGATAAAACCGATACAAAGTATAAAACCTATGTCATTTAAGCCAAGATATGGTAGAATATGTAGTAAAATATTAAATGCGCAAACTAGAAAGAAAGTGTTTGAAAATATAAAGAGTGAGTATAAAATAAATACGTTAGAAGAATTATCATATACATTTGAAAATCAGAAACTCAATTCAAAAGAAAAGAAAAGAATTGAAAAAGTTTTATATAATGTATAATAATGGATTTAGAATTACCCTATGAAATGTTTTTTAAAGTTGAAAAAAATTTAAATAAAGAACCTCCGAAGCTTCATCCTTTTGTAGGTAGTTACATTGTTCCTATTGATACATCACAATTTAAGCACCTAAAGAATACAAAAGAGATCGATTAATGGAAGTGTATTTAGAGTCGTTGCAAGAGACTATAAGAAAAACTATAATTGAAGAACAGAATAAGAAGTTTGAGATTACACACAATCATCCTCCTGTTAGGAATCTGGTACATGGTTGTGAATATTGTCAAAAATATGGTAATTGTTTTATGAAAAAACAATAAGATTTGTATCAAAGTCTATTAATGTTAAAAAATTCAAATAAGTTTTAACATATGAAAAATATAATATTAATCCCAAAATTATTAAGTCTTCTTTATTTAATAATTTTGGTTTTTTTATAGTATATCTGTCATTAAATGGTAACTTGCGTTTCATATGATTTTAAACATATGATTTTTTTATGTCTTTTTAATTAGGTTTTTAACACCAACCATTTGTTGAATGCCGTAAGCCATAAGTGCGGTGTAAACAAGAGCGTGGATAAAGAGACCAGTATCGGTAGGGGTACTGTTTTGATGATTGTACATTTTAACACCGGGGAGGAGATCCGCAGTTACTTTGTAAGTGGTAGGGCTTAACATGATGAAGCAAAATAGGAAAACATAAAGAGCGGGCATTAAAATTACGTTTACGAGATTATTGTTAGAACCAGCCATTCTTCTGTAAATTATACAAATAAAAAAAAAATGGGATAAAAGATTTAAAAAATATTATTATTTAATATCTAATGGACTTAATTGTTTGTTTAGACAAAAAATTTGGATTGGGGAAAAATAATTCTATACCTTGGGATAATAAAGAAGATATGAAGTGGTTTCGAAAAATAACAACGGAAGACACTATGAATTATATGTTGATGGGTAGAAAAACATTTCAATCTTTACCAACTACATTTCAATTTAAAGAAAAAAGATTTGGTGTAGTTGTATCTAATTCTTTATTTCTAGAAAACCATGAATATAAAGATGTTAAAATTTTTCCGACGTTAACTAAAGCTATGTTTTGGTTACGCCAACAACAAGGTCGTATAATATGTATTGGTGGAAAAAATATGTATATTGATGTGTTGCAAAAAGGACTAGTAAACACTATATATTTTAATCAACTGGATGATGATTATGAATGTGACATATTTTTTAACGAAATTAAATATTTTATCGAAACTTCTTTTATAAAAGATCAAGATAAAGTGTACTTAAAATATGAAAGTGGTGAGAAGGAATATCTAAATCTATTAGAAACAATTATAAGTACTGGAAAGTATAAAATGGATAGGACTAACACGGGTGTGTACAGTGTTTTTGGAAAACAAATAACATTTGATATTAGTGAAAAGTTTCCTCTTTTGACAACAAAGAAAGTTTATTATAAAGGTGTAGTTGAGGAACTATTATGGTTTCTAAAAGGTGATACAAATGTCAAACATTTACAAGAAAAAAATGTGCATATTTGGGATGGTAATTCATCAAGGGAATTTATGGATTCTATAAATATTAATAGAGAAGAAGGTGATATAGGTCCATGCTATGGATGGCAGTGGCGACATTTTGGTGCCAATTATGAAACAATGAAATCGGATTACAAAGGTAAAGGTTATGATCAAATAAAATCGATTATTCAAAGTTTAAATTTAAATCCAAATGGTAGAAGACATATTTTATCAGCTTGGAATCCTCCTGATTTAAATCAAATGAATTTACCTCCTTGTCATATTTTATATCAATTTTATATAGAAGATGATAAATTAAGTTGTAGTATGTACCAAAGGTCTGCGGATGTGTTTTTAGGATTACCTTTTAATATTGCTTCTACAGCTTTACTAACTCACATAATTGCAAATATTGTTAATAAAAAAGTAGACAAAATACATATAAATATAGGAGATGCTCATGTTTATACAAATCATATTGAACAATGTTTTAAACAACTAGATAATAATATTTATGAAGGTCCTGTACTTAAGATCAACAAAAACATTACTTTAGATAATATTGAAACATTGGAGTTTAATGATTTTGAACTTTTAGGATACAAATCTCATGGTGTAATAAAGGCTAAAATGGCTATTTAATAAGATTACCTAAAATGTATAAACTTTTAGAACTACCAAACAAACCTGGTTTTATTTCCCAAATTTTAGTAATACGTTTTCTGCATAATGGACATGTATTATTATGTTCTTTCCATTGGTCAATACACAATTTACAATAGAGATGTCTACAAGGATTTAAATAAATACAATCTTTATATTCTAAACATATTGGACATAACATTTACAATTTTACAAAGGCAATTGTTTAAATTTATTACGTTTATATAAATATAAAGATAAAATACTAAATAGTCCAACTGGAATTATTTTATTAAATTTTTTAGGAGACTTAGTTTCATTAGTTTCAAAATTTTCAACTATAGGTTTAATATTTTCGGCGGATGTTATTGCAGTTTTAATCATATGATCAAGTAATTGTAAAACTTCTTCGTTAGCTTTAGTATTGCCAATAGTAGACCAATTTATTCCAAAATCGATAAATTTAATATTTATTTGTATTGAAAATTCCATACCGTTAAAATTGTATTGGTTATCGTAAGGATCTACAAAACTTAATGTCATTCTATCTAATTTGCCTATAGGATGAAATTGTCTTTCTCTAATGTCGTGTATAGTCTGCCAATATTGTGAATTTGTATCATACAAATAAAATACAGATAAAGGAACGTCAAATCCTGATCCACTATTGATACTAGAATCTATATTACTTTTAAGATACAAAGTGTCTGTACCCATTAAATTATATTTATTACTAGCTATTATAGTATAAATACTATCAATTTCTAAAGCTTTATATTTTTGTATATTAAATCCCAATAATTTTTGACAAGTACTGTTTTTCATATCTAATTCAAAATATGAATCACTAGTAAAAGAAAATTTACCTTTACCGGTTTCTATAAAAGGAGTTATATTAAAAGTTGATAACAATATAGTCAATTCGCTAATCATTTGTTCTGAAGAATAATCTCTGGACTGAATAATGATATCATGATATTCGTTATTTTGTTTAAGTCTTAATAGATTTCTGTGTTGTTCTACTGTGTATTCACCACGTGGTATTAAAGCTGAACTAACTTCGACGGAAACAACGTTTTTTATAGGAGTGTCAAATACAAAGGTTTGATTATTTTTAGAATGTGTTAATACAAGAGTCTTATAATTAACAAAACCTAATTTTTCAAAAGTACTAGTATCCATATCATTAAAAAGGAAATTTAAAATCTAATATTTTCATTTCATTTAATGAAGTTTTTAAAGATTCATCAAAATTTTCTTTTTTATACCAATAATTTATAGCTTTTAACATTTTTAATTTTATATCATCTGTAATGTTGTTTGAATTTAAATAAAAATGTTTTAAATTACTTTTAGAAAACATCTTTTTTAATTGGTTTTTTGTAGGCTTTCTTGGTATTATTGTTGTTGTGCATGTTAAAACGGTATTAGACATTTCGATGTAATCGTTATGATTTATGTAACTTAAAAGTTGAAGAAGAGAATCTGCAAGATCGTCTTTCTTTTTACTTTCTTGAAATTGTTTTTGAAAATAATCATTTTGGGTTTTTATGAAACATGAAGTTCTTGCAACAGAAAGTTTTTTACGTTCTCTATAATTATCTTTACCTTTAAATGTGTTATAACCTAATTTATGTTTTGCACTATATATAATAACTTTAGCATTTTTATGTTTAATAATAAAATAAGCATTTAATAAAGCTTCTATAATTCTCATTTTGTTATTTTTAGACGGTTGTTTTTCTATAAGAAATGTATCACACAATTCGAAATAAGATTCATATGTTTCCAATGAATCAATAACAGCATGATATATATCATTATGTTTTAAAGTTACTTCAAATGTTTCCCAATATTCTATAGAAGACGTATCTGTATTGAAAATACAAAAGGCCATATTTTTCATACCTACATCAAAACTACACACAATCATTGAATTTATGACACATTATTTTTTAAGTTTGTTTATAGTTATTGTATTTGATGTTTTAGAATTTAGATTTTTTACTGCAGGTATATTATCATAATTAGGATTATAATGTTGTTTATGACAGTTCCAGAATTGATTTGCACCTATTCGGAAACTTCCTGGAGGATGTACTTTAGCTTTATACCAAAATACAACATCTTCAATTTTATTTGATTTTGAAGTATTGTCTAAAACCAAGCATTCATAATTTTCAGTACAAGCTGTTAAGACCTGATTAAAAGTATCGAAATTTGGAAATATTCCAAAAAAGTTTTTATATATTTTCTCACGATTTTGTATAATATTTTCTCTTAAAACAAAAACATAATCTATATTTGCACGTAAATCAGGACTTAAATCCATACAATACTGCATTGAAAGCATAAACATAATATTCCAATGTCTACCATTCATGAATATAGCTCTCATGTTTTTTTCTCTGATCATTTTTTTATCGTACATACAATCGTCTATAAGCATAAAAACTCCGGATTGTTTAACATCAGTATTAGCTTTAGCTAATGATTTTTGTCTCTGAATAATTTTTTCAGTTACGTCGGATTTATATTCGCTGTATACAAATAAATCTGGAACATATTGTTGATAATAAGAATTGCCATCTTCAGTACCAGACATTACTACACCAACAGGAATGTTACGTTTATGGTAAAGTAAATCGGTTAATAATACAGTTTTTCCGGTATTTCTTTTACCTATAAAAACACAAACTCTGTTGTCTGCTATAGTCTTTGGATTAAATTTTTTTAATTGAACATTCATATACAATTTGTTAAGTTTATTTTCTAAATTTTTTTTCTCTGCTTATATTACACAATGGGAGGAGGACTTATGCAACTTGTAGCTTATGGTGCCCAAGACGTTTATCTTACTGGAAACCCTCAAATTACTTTCTTCAAAGTAGTTTACCGCCGTCATACTAACTTTGCTTGCGAATCTATCGAACAAACTTTCAATGGTACTGTAGGTTACAACAAACGTGTAACTGCCACTATTTCTCGCAACGGTGATCTCATCACCAACTGCTATGTACAAATAACTCTACCTGAACTTACTGGTGCCAATGATGCTTACAGAAATGCCGTTGGTCACCAAATTATTAAAGATGTAGAACTTGAAATTGGTGGTCAAAAGATCGATAAACATTATGCTGATTGGCTTGAAATTTGGTCTGAACTTACTGTACCTGCTTCCAAACAAGCTGGTTACAAACAAATGGTAGGTAAATACGACACCGTAGCCTCCAGCTCTTCTGCTGCTACACTTTTCGTACCTCTAATTTTCTTCTTCAACCGCAATCCTGGTCTAGCTTTACCCCTTATTGCTCTTCAATACCATGAAGTTAAACTTAACTTTGAGTTTGCTTCTCTTTCTGACTGCATCTACAATACTGCTTCTGGAACTATTGCCGACACTACTAAATCTTTCGATGCTTCTCTCTACGTTGATTACATTTACCTTGATACTGAAGAACGTAGACGTTTTGCCCAAGTATCCCACGAAATGCTTATTGAACAACTTCAATTCACTGGTGACGAAGCTGTAACTGGTGGTGTAAATAACCGTGTCCGTCTTAACTTCAATCATCCCGTAAAAGAACTTGTTTGGGTTATCAAAGATGAAACTATTGAAGCTTCTGACCCTTTCAATTATTCTCAAGGACCCGAGAGCGGTAACGTTGTTGGCCAACATCCTATGGTATCTGCCAAAATTCAACTCAATGGTCACGATCGCTTCAGCCAACGCACTGCTGAATATTTCCGTCTTGTACAACCTTATCAGCATCACACTAATGTACCAAACCGCGCTATTTATTGCTATTCTTTTGCTCTCAAACCTGAAGAACATCAACCTTCAGGCACTTGCAATTTCTCCCGTATTGACAACGCCACTCTTTCTCTCAACTGTGCCGATGGTGTAGCTGCTGGTTCAGTCCTTAAAGTATACGCTGTAAATTACAACGTTCTCCGTATCATGTCTGGTATGGGTGGTCTTGCTTACAGTAATTAGATCTAGTTATTACAAAATATAATTAAAAAATGTATCAAAATATTTTTTAATAAAGATTAAATAAATTTTTATTAAATAGTATCTACATAAATTTACTA